AAATTGTGAGATCCGATGTTCATGTTACAGGAATAATAATGATAATACAGCTTAACCCAACGATTCCAGTAAATACGCCTAAGGGCTCAGGTTTATCATGGTTTTTAATAGATTATAGCGAAGAACATCACTTGATGTGGGTAGTTGCGCTGGATGATACAGGAGAAATATGGACTTTTCCTAATCCACAAGTTCGTGCACAAAAGAACATAACGATGGAAAGATTAACGAAACTCAAGGAGAAAGAAGGTGATCAAGAGAAAAAAAGTTAATGAGCTACATCCAGACGAAGATAAGCGCGCAGCTCGAAAAGCTCGCGAATATGGTTATAAGGAATCATATGCTAAGAAGATTGGCTCGAGCGTAGAGCGCAATGTCATCAAAGCAAACAAACCAGTTGCGAAGGACACAAACAAAACTCGTCGCAAAATGATTAAACCAACCAAGAGGGCATCTTAATGAAACATAAACATAAAGAAGGTAAAAAAGTTAAGTCACTAGAAAAGCGTATGAGACACGAAGAAAAAGAGCTTAAACATCATGAAAAGATGGATAAGAAGCGTTATAAGAAATGTAAATAAGGAGATTGGTTATGGCGGCTAAGAAATGGATTCAAGGCATGCATATGAAAAAAGGTGCATTGCATAAAGAATTGGGCGTCCCTGAAGGTAAAAAAATACCTGCTAAGAAACTAGCTAAAGCCGCTCATGCCGGTGGTGTCTTAGGAAAGCGTGCGCGATTAGCAGAAACATTTAAGAAGATGAGAAAAAAATGACAACAATGAAATGCCCAACGTGTCACGGCAAAGGCACAGTCAAGCGTAAGGATACGCAAATTAACACTAAGTATAATTTGCGTAACTGTACTTCATGCAAAAGTAACCTGCCAGAAGATTACTTTTATGATTTGGGGAATAAACAATCGCTTTATTGCAAGTCATGTTTTGACAGTTACACAGGATTATTAACAACAATTGTGAGGTGATCGATGTCTCATACAGTATCTTGTTGTTATTGCTACAGGCGCGTAGAAAAAGAAGACACGGAGTGGAATGATCAATTAGATGGTTATGTTTGTGAAGACTGTAAAGATCTAATCTAAGGAGATTTATGCAAAGTTATTACGGTGATAATGAGGGAGAGTTGAAAGGTGATGGCATCGGCTATTATTGCGTAAATGAATTTATAGATCGATTAATTGAAGAGACTAAAAGTAAGTTATCTAAAGTACAAAATAAGTTACTTAAAGATCTAAAAGCTGAATCTTTAAAAAAGATCAAAGCTATGGAAGATGACATAAGAATATTACAGAATCGTTGCAAGTCGCTAGAGAAAGAGCAAGATTTATTTAATAAACATCGTACACATATTAGAGAAAGAATGCTTAGGGTAGAGAAGTTGGTTGGGGCTAAAAAGACATAAAAACTATGGGCGAAGTAATTGATTTTTACAATAAGAAATCTAAGCGTCCTATATTCTACGTACAGGTATCTAAACCTATGACTAGCACTGATTTAATGATCAATAAAGTTGACGAATGTAGAAAGATGATTTCTGAAATTTATAGGGACTCGCTTTTATCTTATGATCATATTTTAAAAGAAATTCTTGAGATAAAAAATAGGCTTTATGAGCTTGAAAAAAAGAGCACTATCGATTTAGAAAAGTGACAAGCTTTTTGAGTTATTAGATAATATACAAAAATAAATTACACAAAGGAATGGATGGTATGCACAAGGCCCACGAACATCATTTACATCGTAAAACCGAGATGGAACATCATAAAGCGCGTGAGCATCACAAACGTGCCCATCATGCCAAAAAATCCGGCGAATACAAACATCACGAAGGTATGATCGATAATCGTCATGTTAAAGACGATCATCAAGAAGGCATTCGTCGCGTGTTACAAAGAAAAGGTGACATGGAAGTTGGTCAACACGGCAAGATGAAAAACGGCAAAGGATATTAAGCATGGGCATACTATCTATTGTCACGGATCAAGCGGGGCAGGTAGGCTTTAATCCTCGCGTTATCAAAATTATTACTACGGATAATCTGGCTACGATAACGACTGCCGGATATTTAAATCCGTTAAGTGTAGAAGGTTATTATATTTTGCCGACTGATGAAATCCACGTTTGGTACGGATATGTTTCGGCTAGCAGTCCAGGCACATTTGCTATTTTTACACCTACGATGTCAAATGGCGTGATTACTCTAACGCAGTGGGCAAGTCCTGGAAGCGTTGCAATTCCTACAGTTACTGGGGATTTTGCTGTATTCAGCAATACATCTGGTGCATTGCATGATACTGGATTCTTACCAAGTAATGCGGCTAAGACGACAGTAGTTATGCTAGACGCTGCACCTACAATCAATCATGTTGCTAAATTTACTGCTGCCAATGGAACAATTGGGGATGGTGGTGTATTAGGGACAGCAGCCGCTAAAGCAGCTAGTGATAATGCTAAAGCAACTCTTGCTAGTATCACTGCGGCTACTACATCAGGTCATCTAGCGCAGTTTAACGATACATCTGGAACGATAGGTGATGCAGGCGTTGCAACGTCAGCAGTGCAGCTAAGCGCAAATATTAAAGCTGGCACATCGCCAAATTTGACAGGATCAATGGCAGGTCCTTATACAATTACAGTTGCTGGTTTAACTGCAGCAAGCGTGGTTGTTGCAACAGTAGAAGCTTCAGCGACAGCAGGAATATATGTAATTTCTGCTACCGCTGGCACTGGTAATTTCGATGTATTGCTAAGCGCTGATCCAGGTGCAACATGCACAGTAAATTACGTTGCATTTATTGCAGCGCAGTAGTTAGCGACTAGCTATCGCTGATGAAAGTAGACCCGTGACTTATAGCGGGGCGAAACCGTGGCGGGGTAATAGCCCGTGTAACTCAAGGCACGAAGGACATTGAGCTAGACCCATGAGATGTTGGGGCAACCACCGTGACGGGGTAATAGTCGAAGAGGTCAATCATGGAAGAGATGGCACAAGGATCAGTTGCCGAGAGTAGCGTTATAGGGAATTCACCGAGCACAAACGTTGCGCCGCAGGAAGCAGCACAACCAAGTGAAAAGGTATTTAGACAGGCTGATGTTGATAACATTGTTAAACGTGTAAAGCATGATGCAGTTGAGTCGTATAAACGGATGCAAACACAGCAACCGGATTATGCTCAACAAAAGTTTGGTAGTGATTCTGTCTCCTCACAGTATCAACAACCAACTCAGTATCAAAACTTAAGCGTTGATGATGTAAGACGATTAGCAGCTGAAGAGTCTCAAAGATTACGTGATCAGTGGATTAATGAAACTGCTCAAAAGTCTTATGAGGAAAATGCACAACGGACAGTGCAGGAATTCTTCAACAAGGTAAATACTGGACGTGAAAAATATAGCGACTTCGACAATGTCACGGGTGATATAGAGTTAGCAAGATTTCCGAATACGGTACAGTTGCTAGCTCAATATGTAGATAATGCTGATGCAGTTTTATATGACTTAGGAAAAGATCGTATAAAGCTTGCTAACTTAGAAGCATTAGCAGAAAGATCACCTAAGGATGCAATTGTTCAAGCACAACGATTAGGAAAATCGTTAAAAGAAAATGAACAAGCTGTATCTACGAAACTTCCTCGGGAGCCACTTAACCAGCTTCGACCTTCTAACACTGGAACGGATAACGGTGTTATGTCGGTTTCTGACTATAGAAAAAAATATATAGTTTAACCGTCTAACATTGATTGTTGTCCGAACTTTATAAAACAAAGTTAGGAGAATGACTAATGGCGGTTTTCCCGAATAATATTTTACAACAGGTGCAAACCTATCAACGATCATCGTTGGGTTTGTTACTTAACTTATGCTGTTTTGTTTCAACTTCAAATACACGCTTCAAAGATTTCGACAAAATCCAAGCTAACTTGGGTAGTGTGGTTACCTTTGATTTGCCCCCAAGATTTACTACTGCTGCTGGCTTAGTTGCATCGTTTGAACCTGCTGTTCAACGTGTTCAGTCTTTAGCTTGCGATCAAGCTGCCAACACTAGTTTTGCAGTTACATCACAACAAAGAATCTTCAACTTAGAAAAAGGTGAAGAGGATTACATGCGAGTGTTTGGTAAATCAGCAATGGCTGAATTAGCAAACCAAATTGAAGCTAATGTAGCTTTAAATGCTGTATCTGGTGTAACTAGTCAAGTTGATGGCACGATGAACGTATCGTCTGGACCTTATAGATTCTTCGGCGATGGAAGCTCGCCAATCTCCTCATATCAGCAATTAGCTGCGGCAATTATGTTCTTCAAAAACTACGGCGCAGTTCCAGAAGGAATAAAATTTTACTTACCAGATACTGTAATTCCATCAATCGTTGGTAACGGATTGAATCAATTCGTACCACGACGTAACGATGAGATTGCAATGAGTTGGGAAGTTGGTGATTTTGGAGCACCGTTGGTTCACTACTATCAATCAAACTTGTTACCAATTCACGTTAGTGGTAACACTGGGGTTAACGGTCAAACATTAACAGTAATTAGTACAAATGATCCAACAGGTCAGAATGTAACTCAGATCACTGTTAGTGGTGCAACTGCAAGTGATGCTGATGCCGTATTTGCTGGAGATGTATTCCAGTTTAAAGATGGTGTTTCAGGTCAGCCAAACATGCGTTATTTAACATTCATCGGCCATAGCCCATCTGCAAATCCAGTTCAATTTAGGGCAACTGCTGATGCTGCTGCTAATGGTTCGGGTAATGTCATCATTAACATTACTCCAGCATTAAACTGGGCTGGTGGTGCAAATCAAAATCTAAACAATCCTATTGCAGCTGGAATGCAATTATTAACATTCCCCTCTCATAGAGCAGGTGTGATTGTTGGCGGCGATGCAATGTATTTAGCAATGCCACAGTTACCAGAGCAATCTCCGTATGACACAGCTAATGAATATGATCCCGACACTGGTGTATCTATTCGCTTAACTTACGGTTCGCTCTTTGGACAAAACCAAACAGGTATGATTTATGACAATACCTGGGGTTCAACTTGGGTTCCCGAATACACAATGCGAATCTTAGTACCACTTTCACAAGGTTAATTAGGCTAATGAATTTAGGAGATTTTATAAATGGCTAATCCGCAAATACAAAATGACCCGATATATTCATTACCTCACTTATATATTAGTGGTCTAAATATTTCAGTAGCATCAAACACTGAGATAGCTATCGCAGCCGGTCAAGCAAGAGATTCGAATGACGTTATCGATATGCCAATCGGATTTCCAAACCTTGATGGCATAATTGCTACTAGTGCACCTTTATTTCTAAACTCTGCTGTTAATGGAGCAAATGGTTTAGATCAAGGATCATTAGCGGCAAGTTCTGATTATGTGATATGGCTAATAGGTGATTCGAGGAATTATTTACCTGTTGCTGGACTAATTTCATTATCTAGTAATGCATTTCCTTTATTGCCTTTTGGATATGATAGTTATCGCTTACTTGGGTTTGTATCCACCGATGGCTCTACGCATTTTACATCAGCTTCTGTTTTAAATGCTTCATCATCTAAAGCGTACTATGTCTTACCTGCTGTTTCAGAATTGTCAGGTGGTAATTCAACAACATTTGCAACGGTGGATTTATCCGGAACTATACCAGCAGATCCATTCTCAATTGCGATATTGAATGCCACTTTTACACCTGCAGCGGCTGGAGATACAGCAGTATTAAGACCGATAGGAAGTTCAGCCACGACAAATCTAGTAACAATTACTGGTGTTGCTGCTGGTGTTGCTCAAACATCACAGATTCAGGTAATTGTAGGACAAAGTACTGGTTCTAAGATTCAGTATAAAGTTACCGCATCAGGTGATTCACTAAATTTGGCGTTAGCTGGATATATAGTGACATTATCATAAGGTAATGGTGATGCTATGGCATATACTGCGCAACAGCTTATAACGCGGTCGTGGTATCTGTCAGGGATTGTTGCCCGTAATCTACAATCGGTTACGGGCGATCAAATTACTGATGGATTAGCGTTGCTTAATGCCTTATTAGATTTCAAGCAAGTTGAAACAGATTTAATCCCATATTGGACATACATTGAATTAGATTTAGTACCAGGACAAGAGTTTTATTTCTTGCCTTATATTGCTGCTGTTGAGTCTGCAACTTTTAATATTGATACAGTACGATATCCCATGGATTCAGTTACACGCAGAAATTATTATGGGAGTGCGCGCGTAGATAATATTTCATCGCTGCCATATTCATGGAATTTCAATAGAGGTACAGGCGGTGGAAACTTTGCATTGTACTTCAAGCCTGAAGCTGCATATCCATTAAAACTAATGGCTAAGTTTTTCTTAGTGGATGTAGCGCTTAACACGGATTTAACTAATGTTTCGTTAACAGTTCCATATACATTTTTGACATCCACAAATCAAGGTTACGACACATCTTATATAGAGTACTTGCGTTATGCACTCGCACAGATGATGTGTAGTGAATATGGAATATTATTTAATCCAGAATCAGAAAAAATATTAAAGAAATACGAAAGACAATTAATGTTTGTTGAACCACCTGATTTATCTATGAAGAAGAGTACTATTTTAAACTCTGATAGTCAGCCAGGATTCAACTATGGAGACGTCAACCTGGGGCACGGTTGGCGCCCAAGTTAGGAATTGCTACAATAGGATATTTAAATGATTTCGAGAGGTGCGACAAATAAAAAAGCAGAGCTGAATGTATGTGGTAGTTCAGTCTTCGGTAGATATCCAAAGATATCACAAGAACGCACTTTTAACATGTTTTTATCTGATAACTGGTTAGTTCCATATGCTGGATATCAAACAGCAATTCCAAATATAGGTACGGAAGGGAGAGGATTATATAAATCTACATTATTAGATCGTATGGTTGCTGTATTTGATAATACAGTTTATTTAATAGAAATATTTTTCGATCAAAGCACAGAAATGCCAATTGATTATTCTGTTGTTCCAATTGGAACTTTGCAGACAACGACTGGTATAGTTTATATTGTAGACAACAATAAACCACAAGTTTTAATTAGCGATCAAAAATTTTTATACTTATATGATCCAGACGCGACTGATAAATTTGTTATTCTTGATACTACATTTACACCTGGCTACATAACATTTCATGATACATATTTTCTTGTAGCAGCTAAAGAAGATAACTTTTATGATCCACCTGCTTATAATACTTGGCGATTATCTCAATCAAATTCTGGTGAGTTTTTAAATAATGATGCAAGTATAGGATTTTTACAAACAAAGCCGGATAGGTGTCAAGCTGTTGTCAGATTTCCGTCACGTGGCAATATGATATTTGTATTAGGAGAAACAGTTACAGAATCATGGTTTGATACTGGCGCCCAACAATTGCCTTATCAAAGACAAAATCAATATAACATTGATTATGGTTGTTTAAATCCCGCAACTGTTGCTTACACAGATGAGCTTGTTGTATGGCTTGCTCAAAATGAAAAGTCTGGTCCCATCATTGTTGCGTCAACTGGCGGTACACCAAAGAAGATTACCACAGATGGAATTGATTACTTATTTTCTCAGCTTAGCGCGCCCGAAGATTCACAAGCTTTTATGTATCGACAAGACGGTCATCTATTTTATCATATTAATTTCTATACTGATAACTTGTCACTATTTTATGATTTCAACACTGATAAATTTTATAATGCAACCGACGAAAATAATAATTACTTCATAGCATCACAAGTTGCATTCTTTAATAACCAATATTATTTCGTATCACGCAATAATGGAAATTTATATGCTTTCGATACTATATATACAACCTATGATGGTGCAACTATTCCTCGAGTACGAATTTGTAAAAATATTAGACTAGATACTCAAGAATATTTTGTTGCAAACGATATTGGTTTTACAATTGAACAAGGCGATACATCACCACAATTTCAAGAATCAAATAATAACACTCTTATTACATATCCAGCTGTTGATCTTTCAATATCTATCAATGGCGGTGAAACATTTGGTAATGAAGTTAGATATAACTTAAATCCATTAGGATTACGTAAAAATAAATTATTGTGGTGGCAATGTGGTATAGCTAATGATTTGGTATGTCAATTTAAGTTTTGGGGTATGGGCAGATTTGTTGCGTATAACGGCATTGTAAATGTGAGGCAATAATATAATGGCAACACAAAGAACCACACCAAAATCAATTTTTCCCGATTTAATCAGGGGAGTACCAATATCTGACAAAGAAGGTAATTTAAATACTTATTGGGAATTATTCTTTTCTGCATTATCACAAGCATTACAAAAAAATTATAAGAATGAAGGAATAATGTTACCACCATTAAATATCGATCAGATTAATGCTATTGAAGCTTTATATACACCATTTATTGGTTTGCCTCTTCCAGGAAGCGCGCCTGGACAAGCTCAAGGCATGACATTACCCGATATATCTGGACAAACAATTTTTGATACTACAAATCGCGTGCCAAAAGTTTTCATTATAACGTTTAATGTTCCTACTCCGCCTGATCCACCTATAGTGCTCACGGCAGGATGGAAAACATACACGATTACATAAAAGGATTTTGATATGGGAATGTTCGATTGGTTATTTCCTGATCCAAGCAAAAAGGCTCATAAGTATTTAGATAAAGTACCTGGCCAAATTACGCCATATTATGATCCATATATCCAAGCTGGTCGTGGTGCATTAGACACATCACAAGGTGAATATAACAAGTTATTACAAAATCCTGGTGGCTGGTTAAATCAAATTGGTGGTGGTTATCAGCAATCACCTGGTTTCCAAGCAGCATTAGATAGAGCACTGCAAGGCGCAGGTCATGCTCAGGCGGCCGGTGGCATGGCAGGATCCCCCCAGCATGAATATCAAAATATGCAAATAGCTACTGATTTAGCTAATCAAGACTATAATCAGTGGTTGCAAAATGCTTTAGGTTTATATGGGGCTGGTCTAGGTGGCATGGGCGGATTAACACAACTTGGGTATGGTGCTTCAAATGAATTAGCACAAAGTCTTGCACAGAATTTAATGAATAAAGCAGGATTAGGTTATGCAAATCAAGTTAATCAAAACCAAATGACTGGGGGTATTTTAGGTAATTTATCTGCCTTATTTCCTGGTAATGGTGGCGGCATGGGAGGAATGGGAGGTATGGGCGGAGGTGCCAGTGGTGGATTAAATGGAATAGGACAAAACTTGGCGCAGTATGGCGCCGATGCTGCAATGTTTATTT